TTCTACCCCTTTATTCATATCACTTAATGATTCCTTTTTAACAGTTGCTTCTGTACTATCAGTTAGTAATTCACCACTTGTAACTGATGCTATTTTGCCAGGTTCTAAATCGTGTGCTTTTGGAATTGATTTTGCTTTACCGACACTAGCAAACATTGCGGCGGTAAGTCCACCCGCCAACACGAGTCCCATACCAAAAGGAATCGCTGCTAGTGATGCCCAAATACTAGCTACTGCTCCAATTATCAGGCTAGTAGCTAATCCTCCAGCTAATCCCGCCATTAGGGTAAAACCAAGTGAACTTTCTGAAACCCATTTTGTAAACGATGCCATACCACCTACAATTGAACTCAACATTGGTCCAACCGTTGTTACCAATGTAGCACCGATTGTTTTAAAATCATTCGTTATTTTAGTTATATTATCAATAGCATCTCTACCAATCAAATCTTCAAAACCAGGTTGAGCTGCTATACTTTCAGTTAATGTCAAAGCTTTATCTTGATTAGCTACAAATCTAGCAAGTTCTGATGTTGATACATTAATAGCGTCTGCCATAGCTTGTCGTTCTATAGCATTGAGTTTATTAAATTCTTCTTCACTTCCTAATTGTGAAACGATTTCAGCCATTACACCTTCAATATCATTATTTAATGCTAATTCACGAGCTTTTTGGAAATTAAAATCTTTACCTAATATTATAGATGCTTCTATTTCTTTACTTATTGATGATTGAAAATCTAATAAACCCTCGGCTACTTTACCGACAGTTTCTAAATTTGTTCCAAGTTTTGTGGCCATAATAGCTGCTTTAGCTATATTCTCACCACCATCTGCAAAGAATTTAGATGTAGTTTCTGCACTCGCCGCGATGTCTTTCATTACGACATTAGGTGCAACTCCTGATTGTTTAGCTAATAATGCTGTTTGTTTGGCGAATTGTGTAGATACTTCTGTTGATAATCCTACAACTTGTGATAATGTACCTATTAATTGAGTACCTTCACTAACAGACATACCTAATGCTTTAGATGTATCTAAAATTGAAGAAGATAATTTAATTGATTCTTCTAATGAAAATCCAAAATTATTTGTTAATTCATTTACTACTGAAGCTACATCGGACATGCCAAAACCTAATTTTGTAGCTTCTACACCCGCTCCTAATAATCCATCTTTAATCTCCGGTGTTGTCATTCCAATAGCACCGAAATTGTCACCTATTACTTTTGTCATATCAGCGAATTTTTTAAGGATTCCAACTGCTATTGCAAGTCCTGCTCCAATTTTAGCTGTCGTTTTAGCTGATTTAGAAAATAACTTTGATATTTCACTTCCAAACGGTAATTGAGATGACAGTGCATCAGTTATCTTATCCATATTTTCAGCTAATTTATTGGTCTTTTCTTTTTCTTCATCTTTCAATCCCATTATCTCTTTAGCTATATCATATTGTTCAAATAAATTCTGTGTTATCTCATCATTTTTGTCAGCCAACATTCGTGTTATACCTAATTTAGTCTTTGCCATCAGACTACCAAGTTTTCCACCCCTGTTTTCTTTATCTAACACATTCAACATAGCACTACCGACTTTACTTTGTTGTTTGGCTAAATCTAAATTTTCTTTGGAATATTTTGTACTTTTTTCATGGCCTTCAGCTACACTCATTACTGCTACGGCCAAATCGGCATAAGTATTATCTAAACTATTAATTAATTTTTGTTGTTCTCTTAATTCAGAGTTTAAATTTCTTACAGCTTCTGTATCTTTTACATATTTTCTTGCCACTTATTATTCTCCGTAAAAGTCTTTGATTGCTTGTTGAGTAGTTTTCTGTTTAATTTTTACACCATATTGTTTTTCTATAGCTTTATGTAACCTCTCACTACTCGCTTTCTTTCGTTGTTCTAATTTTTGAATTTTGCTCTGAATATCACTTATCTCGGTTTCAAGTTTTTGATTTTCTTTTTTCATATTAGTAACTGCTTTTTTTGTAACTGTTTTCTGAATACTTTTGGGTATGATACTACGAATGATTTTATCTAATAATCCTTCTGATAAAACATTTTCTTTGTTCATATATGATTGTTTCTTTGGCATACTACATTCTCCATTTGATGTAATTCATCATATATAAATATCAAGAATGTGAAAAATTATCTATTGAATCTTTGTTGAAATGTAGGTGTTTGAGTTGATTTTTTCTGTGATTTCTTAACTTGTTCAGTTTCATCGTTCTTTGTATCAACTAACTTTTTATAATAGAATTTTCGTAAATAGATAGGCATGTTGTACACATCGTGGTGTGTAAATCCTTGACCAAAATATATTAATTGGAATATTTCTTCGTGAATTTGTGGCTTGTGCTTAGGCGTTAGGCCAAAAAAAGCTGGTAGTCATAGGTATATCTACCTTAACTACGTCACCTCCCATTTCTATTTCTTGTTGAAGTTCAATATCAGGTGAAACTTTTGATATTTCTCCTCGTAAGAATAATGAATCTCGTGATAACATATTCTGAACAAATTCGGTTATAGCTGGTTGTGTATCATCACCATCAACTGAAACAATAGTATGTCTTAATCTTGTGGTTAACTCTGGTGTAACTTGTGATCCCACTTTTTGTAAGTTTTTTAGTTCTTCTTCTATAATTCTTTCTTCTTTACCCGTTAAGAGTTTAAAAGATACTTTTCGTTTAGATACTGGTAATGTAACATCAAATCTATTTCCTGATATTTTACCTTCAACTGTTTTAAACGGACAATCTGCCAAATTAAATGTATGACTGAATACATTTCCTGTGTTTGGGTTTGTAACATCACATTGATATTCTGGTCCGTATGCCAGAACACGAGCCGCTACCATAATAGCGTTTTTATCACCCAATATCAAATCCTCACATTTAACACCTTCTGTTAGAATTAGAGCATCAAGAAGTTTATCTATTACAACGCCCTTTTTAATAAGATTCTGTGATGTAAGTATATCTTCTTCTCTCGCCGTCATATACTTTAATTCAATTTTTCCTGATGATAATGGACTATCTTTACCATATACTTTACCTTTACTTGGTAAATCAATTACTTCACTATGATACTGTTGTTCTGCCATTTTATACCTCCATACTTCGGTTAAACCATCCGAAGTAAAATTTATCTTGTTCTGGTTTACTTGTTACTAAATCTGAATAATACTTAACTCTATAAGCTCTAACTCTTTCTACTTCAACACCTTTCATAGCTTTTATAGTTGCTGGACCCATTCCTCCATCTACCTTTAGATTTCTACCTTTACTATTGGCCGCTCTTTGTAGAATTTTGACTGCTGTTCCTCTACCTTGATTAACACACATATCGAAGAATATATGCCATAGTTCTTCTGGTAGTTCTTCAACGCGATTCTTGTCCCAATAGTCTTTTTTGTATATGTCTTTAGCTTGTTCTCGTGTTAAGTTCTTTATATCGACATCAGGGTAGAACCTTTTTGTGATACCGAAGTTTGTTTCACCACCTAAATCAGTTGGGTCATTAACATAACCACCTTCGTGTTCTAATACGGTTTCTATTATTTCATTGAATTTCATATTGATAACCTTGTTGTTTCTTTTGAATAACTTACATAACATTTCATATATAAATATATACAAAATGAAAAAAACCCTCAACTTTTGTTAAGGGTTTGTTCAATGTATTTATTATGTCTATACTAAAATTGTAAAACTGCATAATCATAGCGAAGTGTGAGAGTAATCTCAGCAGGGTCACTTGCCGCAAAGTCAAAATCACCAAAAGTAGCATCTTGAATCCAACACCCTTTAAGTGTCCATTCTTCAACTACATCACCCACAGGACCAAGAACATTGAATGTTACTTCTTTCTTATAGAAATCAGAATATCCATCTCTACCCGTTACTGATTCGTGTGATAATCTAACCCATTCCATAGCTGCTTGTGCCGCTGACGGTACGATTGGGTCATACATAGTAACTTGTAATGCTTGCCATTTACCCTTACCTTTAACATATCGTGTTACATTCATATGTTCTAATTCTACTTCATCGAATGTAATTTGAGGTCTATTCGCAGTTTTAATCATATACGCTGGAATACCTTCTATGTTCATTATAAACCTATTCTTTAACTTTGGTTCAAAGGGGGTAAACATTATATCTTGTGCTTCTAACATCTCTGCCATTATAATTCTCCTAAAAAAGATTATTTAATTTCATATATAAATATCAAATAAAAGAAAAAAATAAGAAATATATTATACTAAATTGGCGGGGGTGTCAGGAATCGAACCCGAATAACCTGGCTATGGACACCAAGCATATGGTTTTGAAGACCATTACCGTTCCTAACGGCTAAGCACCCCCGTATTAAACCTCATTGATAAATTTCCAAATAGCAGCGAGATGTAATTCTATATCACCATCAGTTAAGTTTTCACAATGTTTCTGAATTAATTTTTTTCTGTAATCAATTTGTTTTTGTGTTTTAGCAGTATCTATATAATAACCATTTTGTAAAGAGTATTCGTTAATATCTTTAATACCAACTCGTTTCGATAATTCTTTTACTAATATTTTTATACTCTCTATCATATTCATAACCTCTTATATATATAAATATACGAAAAACAGAAAACCACCAAAAAAGTTTGATGGTTCTCCGATTTTTTTATTATTTATTCTCTTATTCAGGGAATGTAGCTCCTGTTGGTTGGACTGTGAAGTCTAATACAATAAATTCAGCTGTACGAGTCGGTTGAACAAATATTTGACCATATAAGACATTTCTATCTACAACATCAGGTGTATTATTTGTTTCATCCATAACAACTCTGAATGCCGTTAAACCACTATTAGACTGAACTTGTTCCAAGAATGGATTCACAATATTCATGAATCGTCTTCGTGTAGACGCGTTATTCTGTTCAAATACTAAGAATCGTGATGAACTAGCGATAAACTTTTTAAGTTTAATCAATAGTCGTCTTACATTCACCCTGTCCAATGCTGATGCTTTCTTCTGTAAAGTCTTTTGACCCCACACCGTTACACCCTGTACAGGAAATGTAGCGATTGGATTAACATTACTATCGTATAAAGTATCTCTATTAGAATGAGTTAATTTTCGTTCAGCTTGGATTACTGTATCTAATGTTCCTCTACCTAATCCAGCTGGTGCAAACCAGGGATGAGAAACTTTATCGTTGAATGCATACATACCAGAAACAACGACTGATGGTGGTACCCAGACACTCTTTCCAAGTTGATTGTCTGAAATTTGAACCCATGGCCAATATACGGCCGCGTAGTTTGAATCTCGTGTTTCAGCTTCTGTTTTAGCTGCACTAATACTACTACCGTGTCCTACTGGGTCAATTAATACAAAACAATCACCTCTATCTTCACATACATCAATAGCTTTTGATATTACTGAATTATGTGTATCATCTAATACTCCAGGTAACATCAATAAGTTAAAGTCATATTCATCTTGATTATTTAATAGACTTAAAGCGTCTAAATATGATGTTTCACCTGATTGTCCTGTTGTAAGATTTAATCCTTGTGTGTTAGCTAATGTGATGTTTTCATTAAAATTCTTCCCATGTTGAACATCACCATCAGAACCACCACTAAATGAACCACCAGATGAACCACTTCCTACTGTTGGTAGTGATGCTGAGTAGGCTGGAGTTCTAACAGCTCCATTTTCATCTAAATAGTCATCTGTAAATTTCAACGGTTCAACTCTTACATATTTTGATTTATTTGGATATGAACCATTTGATTTTAAGTATGGGTCAGCTGTTCCACTCCCTTGAATACTAAGATAAGAATCACCAACCATCTTAGAAATATAATTGTTAGAATTTGGATCTAATGAAACATTATTCCAAGTTTCCAATATTTGTTTTCTTTTGTTTGAATCGTTACCTTGTCTAACAAGAAGTGTAAATGTACCCTTACTGGTATTTACACTACCAATTTCAAATCTTAAATTATTCCGTGAACCAGATACTAATATAGAATTTGTACCTATTGGGCCAACACTATTTAATATATCACCATCTGCGAGTGTGTGTAATTTTAATGGTTCTAAAAATACAGCTGAGTTATATTCTTCACCACCCTGTAATTGAGTTTGAGATGTAAATGCTGTTCCGTCACCATCTAAATCTAATGTTCCACTTATAGTCGATCCCCCGAATAAACTTGGTCCATCAAGTCCATGCATTCTACCGGCTTTACTAGACGACAATCCAACTAATGCCGCGGCTGAACTCGCCGTTATAGATAAACTATGTAAAGATGAACTATTATTTATTACATCTCTAAATTGACCCGCTAATAAAGTGGGAGTTGCTGATGAGGAAACAACATAAATATTAGTAGAAGAATTAGTATACGAAGCACCGCTTCCAGTATAAATAAAATTTACACCACCGATACTCATTGATTCCGGAGAACCTTCCCCATATTCACCGGCCGCTATTGTAAAACTACCAGTAGCCTTTACACCACCACCCACAACAGCTGGGTTGATTGATGATGAAATTGTTGCTGACGCACCGCTATAACCACCGGCCAGCACTCTAACAACTGTTAGTTTATCAGCGTTTTTTAGATATTCTTTTGCTGTATGGGAAGTTAAATATTGATAATAATTAGAACCACTTACAAATGCATCACCGAATCTAGCTTGATATTCAGAATATGATGATACAACTGTTGGAACTAATGCTGGGCCTTTTACTGTCGGTCCTATTACTACCGCCCCAATATCAGCGATTGCCGAAGGTAAAAATGTTTGGTCTATTTCACTTGTAAATACACCAGGGCTTATAATTTTTTCTGCCATTAAAATTCTCCAATAATAAGAGGGTCAAATTAATGACCCTCATTATTTATTTTATATTACTCTGGGAATGTAGCTCCAGTTGGTTGAACTGTGAAATCAAGAACAATAAACTCAGCAGTTCTTGTGGGTTGAACAAATATTTGTCCGTATAAGATATTTCTATCTACAACATCTGGAGTATTATTTGATTCGTCCATTACAACACGAAATGCCGTTAGTCCTGAATTAGATTGAACTTGTTCCAAGAACGGATTAACGATGTTCAAGAATCTTCGTCTTGTACTTGCGTTATTCTGTTCAAATACAAGGAATCTTGAACTTGATGCAATGAATTTCTTCACTTTAATCAATAGTCGTCTTACATTCACCCTGTCCAATGCTGATGCTTTCTTCTGTAAAGTCTTTTGACCCCACACAGTAACACCTTGTCCTGGGAATGTTGCAATTGGATTAATATGAGCATCATATAATGTATCGCGATTAGAATGTGTTAGTTTTCGTTCTGCTTGAATAGCTACATCAATTCCACCGCGATTTAAACCTGCTGGGGCGAACCATGGGTGAGCAACCGTATCATTAAATGAGTATATTCCACCCATAACAACTGAGGGTGGGACCCATACGTTCTTACCGAGTTGGTTATCAGGTATTTGAACCCAAGGCCAATACATAGCTGCGTAATTTGAATCATAGTCTTTCGCTTCATCAGTAGCATTTGTAATAGTTTTACCATGTGCTACTGGGTCAGCAATAACGAAACAATCACCTCTATCTTCACAGACAGTTATTGCTTTATCAATTACAGCATTGTGGTCAGTTTGTTCAAGACCTGGTAAAAGAATCATATTAATATCGTATTCATCTTGATTTGATAATAGGTTTAATGCTTTATTATATGCTGTTTTACCTTTAGCGTCTGTAGCTGGTACGAATCCTTGTGAAGATGCACCTATATTTTCATTGAAATTATAATTTGCTGCAGCATTAGTAACGTCGTGACTAAAATTACCTAAACCATCAAATCCTGCCCAACCATTTGTACCACCGACAAATGAACCACTACCAATTCCAGGGAGTGATGCTGATTCAGAGTTGAGTGTAATATTTCCGTTCTCATCAAGATAGTCAATGGTATCTTTTACATTAGATACATAAACATATTTTGATTTCGGTGGATATTCACCAGAAAATGTAAGATATGGGTCTGATTCTGTACCTGCTATTGTATTATAAGAATCACCAATCATCTTTGAAATATAATTATTAGAATTTGGGTCTAATGAAATATTGTTAAAGGTTTCAAGAATTTGTTTTCTCTTATTAGAATCATTTCCCTGTCTAATAAGAAGTGTAAATGTACCTTTTGATTGATTTATAGAAGATACTTCCCATCTTAAATTATGTTTAGAACCAGAATTAGTAAGAACATTATTTGTTCCTAAATCAGTTGCTTCGTATCCATTTACTCCAATTGTACTATTCATAATAGCACCGTCAGCAAGTGTATTTAATTTAAATGAACCGATAGCATCACCACTATAATCACCACCACTTCCAGTATACCAATTACCACTACCAGTTGGAACTAATCCAGTGGCTCCACTGAAAGATCCATCAAGTATTCTGACAACAGTTAATCTACCTGCATTTTTTAAATATTGCTGTGCTGTTAATGATGTTAGGTAAGTTACATAACTACTTCCACTTTTGAAACTATCACCGAAAATCTGTTGATATTCTGAATATGATGATACAACTGTTGGAACTAATGCTGGGCCTTTTACTGTCGGTCCGACAATCGCGGCTCCGATTTCTCCAATAGCCGCTGGTAAGAAAGACTGATCTATCTCATTCGTAAATACACCAGGACTTACAATTTTTTCTGCCATTTTATTTCTCCAATTAATATATTAATTTTGTAATTTATACTATCTTGTGCACAGATAGTTTTCGTATATAAATATATGAAAAAAACTTCAAACGATTATATTTATTTACTTTATTTGTTATTTATTCGGTGTAAATACACCAGTTTCAGGGTCTAAAGTTCCATCACCATATTTCTTTGTGATGTCATCTAACAGTTTCTTCTCTGTTTGTTGAACTTCTTTAAATTCATTACCAAGTTTTGATTCAAACGCTTCTACTTCATCAACTTGTTCTTGTAATCTCATTTTAGATATACCTACTTGACCAAATTCTGATTGTAGTTTAGCGTAACTATCTTGTATATCTTTAATCTGTTTAATTTCTTCGTCTGTAAATTTTGTTTCTTCTGCCATTGTGTAACCTCTATTTTATTGTTAATGTTGTATATAAATATATATATAAACTTTTCTAAAAAGTGATTTATTTT